CAAACCAGATGCTACAATAATTAATGACACAATCATCCACAATCTGTTATCTAATTTATTTAACTTACTGTGAATATCCTCATATCTTTGTTTACAAGTTTCTTCGTGTTTTTCTAATAATTTTAAAACTTCTTCTGCTTTCATTAACACTTCCACCTTCTTCTAGCTTGTCTTAAACGACTATTCGGATCTTTGGCTGCTTTCGGAAACTTTTTCATTTGACCAGCACTTCTTGCACAATAAGACTTACGTCTCTTGGCTGCGGCACTACCTTTTTTTACTTTACCCGTAACAGCAGTTTTTAATTTAGAACCAGGATTATCTCTACGATATTTGGCAACACCTTTGGCAGTCATTCCCGCACCTGCTTTAGTAGGGCGTTTATGACCACCACTTATGGTGTGACCTTTCATAGTGCCTTTTCTTTTCTTCTTCTCAGCCATTTAAAAGCCTACGCATAGAATACAGTTATATTATCCGCAGTATCCACAGTGTATTTAACAGAAGCTCCACTATCAAACAAAACACCTTGAGATGGTATTGTTCTATCAACAGTAGTATTTGCTGTACCTATAGTTCTTGATTTAAATAAAGTTGTACCACTTTCAGGTGTTCCGTTTATAAATTCTACGTCACCTGCTGTACCACCTGATACTACAGACATACCTTTAAGTCTTACTCTATTAGAACTTTCTACTGCTTGAGCGCACAAAGTTCCTGAACCAACTTTTATGTTAGCAGCAAATTGTGCAGAGCTAGTAACTGAAGTAACTGTTAAAAACAATTTTGTACCTGCAACTGCTTCAGCAGAACCTGTTGAAGTTATAACTTCTGTTAAAGCATCACCAAAAACATCTGTGCCAACAATGGTATTTGTCTTACCATTATCGC